TAATGGAGGATTAGATGAAAGCGTTCAAAGGAACTTTTAAAAAACGTAATGGCGAAATTCGTGAAATGCTGTTTGCACATCTACGAGATTTGCCTGATACTTTCTTAGATGAAAAAATTATAGGCTCTGGCTCTGAAAAGAGTTATCCTGATGGTATGGAACTGGTGTGGGATCTAGAAGAAAATGCTTTTCGTATTTTTAACTGGTCTACACATACAGGCCATCTAGAACAGGTACGTCTTGACCAGAACAACCTTAACTGAATACTATGTGCTAGTTGAAACTGATGATATAGACTTTTCAGTTCTACGAGCAGCTGTAGAAAACTTACCAGAACTAGTAGTTGAAGAACCAACTATTGAAATTATAGAAGAGCTCTGATTACGTAAATTAGATGCAGCATGGACTCCGGTGCGATACCGGACGCCTCCACCACAAGGATTCTTATGTCTAAAAAGATAAAAATTAGTAAAAAAGCCTTATTAGCTGCTAATATGAAACATGATAGTAATATATCTAATGTAGATTTAGCATATAAACAAACAAATAATGGCGTATATACTATTATTTATTCTGGAAGAGAAGACGGTAGTTTAGGAAAAGCTTGGAATAAAAGATTTCAAGGTAAACCTTACAACGTACCAAAAGAATCTTCTTGATGGGGGCGAAATAGGTTCGACATGTTGAGTACGAGGAAACCAGGAGCCAGTGAGCAAGCGACTGTAACCGCAAGAAAAATGATAAGTGCAAATGAAAATTCAGCACCTATGGCTTACGCTCTAGCAGCTTAATGCCGTTGGGTATGGTTCCACCTTGAAACAGAACGGGCCATTAACTTATAAATGAGAATAATATGACATTTGAAGAATGGTTTAAATTAAATAGAGATATGTTAAAATCTGCATATGATGCGGGTTTCCAAGAAGGATCTAAACAACCTGTTCCTTTAACTATTACGACAATCCCAACACCGCCATATGTAAAATATCCCACGGCAGCAAACCCCAGACCTGATGATCCGTTCAAACGAACTCACGAAGCAACTTGGCCTAATATCAAGTCATGCTCGAAGTGTGGTATAAATTTAGAGGGTATTATGGGTTATGTTTGTTATGATATGAAATGTCCAACTCAGATGAGAATTACTTGTGGCGGTGAATCAACGGTAAGTGGGATAAGTTATTCTATTGGTAGCACTGGATCAATAGGTGCTAATGGTTTTATTTCTAGCAGTGATAGATATAGTGATACGTGTGGTTACACTAATTGTAGTGGCTAAGCAGAATACAAGTAATGAATTTATATATACTAGGAAACGGCGGATTTGCCAACGAAGTATTCGATCATATATTTCTAAAAAATAATAAGTACAAGTTTTGTGGCTTTATCACTTTAAATGGTGATAAGGCTTTTATCATTAGTGAAGAAGGTATATACCCTTTTAAGCATGATCCTTATGCCGCTTTTATAGTAGGTACTCAAAATACTGTATGGCGTCATAAATTACTTAGTTATTTTTTAAAAACGTATGAGCCTATAAAAACACATTTTCCAAATATATATTCTGATAGTTCACACATATCTGCAACAAGTATATTAGGAGTAGGTAATCTATTCTTACCTTTTAGCTCTATACAAGGTATAGCCAATATAGGCAATTTTAATTCATTTAGTTCTTACTCTAGTGTACATAATAGGTGTAAAATAGGTAATCATAATATAATTCAACCATATGCAGGAATTATGAATCAATGTATTATTGGTAATAACAACATATTACAACCAAATAGTATAATTACTGAAAAAGTAAATATAGGTAGTGATAATATGATTAGTGCTGGTGAATGCGTATTTGATAATATAAATGACAATGAACTATTTCAATCTGGTATAATTTTAAAAATAAATAGATAAAGGTATATAATGCACATATTTTATATGGTTTCTGAAGCTAATAATTCTCCTATTAGCGTAAATAAAGACATGGCGCCGGTAGCTAGTAGGTTTATGGACCTAAGTAAGCTCGATATTTTAAAAAGCTGTTGGCTATCATTTCAGATAGGATTAGATAAGACTGATACAATACATTTATTAGCTGCTGCTGTAACAGAAGAAACAATGGCATGGTTAAGAAAAACTTGTAAAACTCAGCTAATAGTAGAAGAAATTCCTAGTATAGATCAATTTACTCCACCATATGGTAAACATCCTTATCCAGAGTTTTGTGAAATACGCATAAATCATTTTATACCTCAGTATGTATATATGATGGAAGTTATAGAAAAAAATCCTGATGATCTATATTACTTAGCTAATGATGACTATCTGCATATGCCTAATGCTATAGCTCAGATTAAAGAACTGTATGCAGATGGCTATGACGGGTTCTTTGTACCACAAGATTATCCCGACTCCTATATGGATAACACTAGAAATACTGAGCTATACTTAACTAAATTTGGATATATGCGTACTGTGCAGTCAGCTACTCCTACACTATTAGCTACGGGTAAAGTATGGCTACATTTTAAATATGATATTTTAAAAGCTAGTGTATTTGCTGATGATGGCTGGACTTGGAGAGCTTTTAAAATGGTAAAAGCGTTAACTCCTATTCCAGGCTGGTCTACACATTTACAAAATAACTGTATAGCTCCTTATGTAGACTGGTATAACTTGGCTAAGCAGTATTTAAACGAAGAGAATAACCGATGAAAGTTTTTATAACAGGTATATCAGGATTATTAGGTAGTACCTTAGCTAAGTATCTATTAGCTAAAGGTGGTTATGAAGTTATAGGTATTGATAACGGTATTGGTGGTGTAGAAGATAACGTACCAAAAGACGCTATTTATTATCAAGGAGATATTACTGATACAGAGTTATTAAAGTCAGTAATGCAAGAGGCAGATGTTGTATTTCATGCAGCTGCACTTCCTTATGAGGGTTTGAGTGTATTTTCTCCTACAATTACTGCTACTAGTATTGTATCTGGTACGCTGTCTGTAGCTGTTGCAGCCCTACACAATAACGTAAGATTATTAATTAATTGTAGCTCTATGGCTCGTTATGGTGATCAAACTCCGCCGTTTACAGAAGATATGAACCCTAAACCAGTAGACCCCTACGGATTAGCTAAAGTACAAGCAGAACAACATCTTGCTTTATTATCAAAAATTCATGGGTTAAACTATGTTACAGTAGTTCCACACAATGTTATAGGAATTGGTCAACGTTATTTTGACCCTTTTAGAAATGTAGTAGGAATTATGATAAATAGAACTTTACAAGGCAAGCCTGTAATAGTATATGGTGACGGTGAGCAAAAACGATCATTTTCTAATGCAATTGACTGTATAAAAGCTATTGAAAAAATTATGCTAAGCGATAGAGATTTATCTGGTCAAGTATATAATATAGGGCCTGATCATAATGAAATATCTATTAAACAGTTAGCTAATATAGTATGTAAAGAAGCTAATGTAGAACCTAGATTTGAACACTATCCTGATAGACCTATAGAAGTAAAAAATGCTTATTGCTCTAGTGATAAAATTCGTAGAGAGTTTAATTATAGTGCAGATATAACAGTAGAGCAGACAATTCATCACATGGTTCAATGGATTAAACCACGAGTAAGAGAGTTTAAATATCACTTACCTCTTGAATTAATTACAGATAAAACCCCTAAAACCTGGACTCAACAGTTAATTTAATGGTCAAAATAATTACTCCATATATAAATGAACAAGAAATAGCTGTGCATAAACAGTTATTTTGGGAATATGATGTTTATTATGAACTAGATACTGGAGGTATTGGCTCTGATCTAATGTTTGAAAAGATGTGGCGTAAATTTCCTGAAGAAGATATATTTATTCTTCATTCAGACATGACACCACACCACGATGGTTGGTTTGAGGAAGTTTTAGAATATGTCAAAAAATACCCAGAAGCAGGAATGTTTGGTTGCTTGCTATTGTACCCCGCAACGGATGATAACGGTGACTTTTTCATCCAATCCGCAGGCGGAAAATTTACCAATAATAGGCCGGATCATTACGGTAGCGGTATCATCCTTGAAAACGGCGCTACATTTAAATCAGAACTGGAAAGTGATAAAGATCAGTACCAGAAAGTCCGAGAAGTTGCATGGACAACGTTTGGAGGTTGTTTTCTTCGACGACGTTTCATCAATGCCGTTGGAAGCTTTTCACCAGAGTATGAGTGGACATATAACAGAGATGTAGATTTTTGTCTTACAGCTAGGAAAGCTGGAGAGGCAATCTACCAGATCCCCGTTAGATTATTTCACCACGAATCTAGAGACAATAAACAAATAAAAGCCAGAGATACCAACAAAGCTGCTGCTGAAATGAGAAATCTATCTACTCTACAGACCAAATGGTCTAATTCACAATTTTATAAAACTCTGGACAAAGAAATTAAATATAGTTAAAATATCTATATAAATAAGGATAATAAAATGGTTAAACTAACACAAGAATTTGTTACTGCTGTATTAGAGCTATCTGATAACGGGCAGTCTAAAATTAGCGAACGTGAAAGAGACTTATTTGGTATAAGTTCTCCAAGACTTAAAGCATTAATTAATAACATATGCTCTAAGGAAGGTACTAATTACTTAGAGCTAGGAGTATATAAAGGATCTACCATCATAAGCGCTGCGTATGGTAATCCTACTACTAAACTAGTAGGAGTAGAGAATTATTCATATGACGAACGTGAGCCAAAACGTACTGCTCCAGAGGGTACTATATGGGAGAATATGAAAAGTCAATTAGCTGCTAATATTCAAAGATATAATGAACCAACAAGCGCAGTAAATATTAATAACATTAATATAATTGAAAACAATTTTCAAGATGTAGATTGGAAAAGTCAACCTAAGTTTGATGTATGCTACTTTGATATAACACCTGCTAATAAAGAAACATATGAAGCGTTCTTTAGTACTGTATATAAAGCACTGAGCTCAGAAGCTGTTATTATATTCTCTAACTACTCTAACGTAAAAAACGCAAAAGAACTAGACGAAGTAATAGCAGATAACGCTAATAAGTTTGAGGTTGAGTGGAAAAAACAAAGAGTTTCTGGCGGATTAAGTGATCATACTCAGTACCAATCTGGATTACTTATTATAAGTATAAAAAAGAAAATAGCTAAAATAGAGAAAGCAACTACTTAATGAATATAAGTGCTATAAGTTTAATAAGCTATGACGCACACTATCTAGCTAGTAGCATAAGTAAATACTATAAGTATGTAGATGAAATAGTTTTAGGTTTAGATGAATCTAGAATTACTTGGAGTGGTAACAATTTTAAGTTTGATGAGTCAAAACTATGGGAAGAATTACAGAGTATAGATACTGATGGTAAAATATCAATTATAGAAGATAATTTTCACAAATCTACTATAGCCATTGAAAATGATAACTATGAGCGTAATTTTTTAAAGAGTCATTGTAGCAATGACTGGATAATAAGTATTGATGCTGACGAACAGCTACTTAACGCAAAAGATTTTTTTAACTCTTTTTGTCCCGTAGTTAGCAGGTATGCTAGTAAAGTAGATGTATGTATGATATGGGCTACCCCATATAAAATTATTGATGATACTGTATTAGTTATAGCAAATGAAGATAACACACCATTCTTTGGTGAAAACCAAGGAGTCATGACTCATAAGAATAATACATTTACATATGCTAGATGGTCTAATCTTAGTGCTGGTGGAGCTAACAGAGTACAAAGCCCTCTAGTAGCATTACACTGGAGTCTATGCCGTGATAAAGCTGATCTACATGAGAAAATACATAACATAGGACACTCAGATATAGTAGAAAGTGATCCATTTTATAAAATATGGGACCAAGTTGCTTTAGACAACTATACAGAGTTACGCAATTTTAAAACTTCAGGATTGGGTAGTGCGCAATGGCCTAAGCTATTTGCTGTACCTAAAAACCAATTAGAAAGTTATTACTTACAGCATTTAGAAAGAGTTAAATAATGTTCATAGAGTTTATTGGTAAGTTTTACGATAATCACTCTTTAAGTATAGTGAATAGGAATATAATACTACAACTAGTTAAACTAGGGATAGATATACGTATTATACCTTTAGATTCTTATGATCCCTTGTATGCTTTAGATAAGTCCGAAGTTAGAGTTTTAAAGAGTCTAGAAAAATTAAATGAAGATGTAATTCCTGATGTTCAGATACGTCATAGCTATCCACCTATTTGGTCATGGCCTGTTAGTGAACACACAAAAATAATATACATTCAACCATGGGAATACTCAAAAGCACTATTTGAATGGCAGTATAAATTTGAAACATTTGCCGACGCATTGATAGTTCCTAGTAACTATTGTAAAAATGTATTCAGCAATGGGGGTTTACGTCCTGATAATTTATTTGTTGTGCCTAATGGGTATGATGATAAAGTATTTAATACAGAGCCAGGCGGTAGTGTAAATAAATTTGGTATAAACCCTGATAAGGTAAACTTTGTATATGTAGGTAACTCTCAGTGGAGAAAAGGCTTAGATATACTTATAAATGCTTGGTCAAAAGCATTTAGTAGATCAGATAATGCTAAGTTAATTATAAAAGATAATCCCAGAATCTATGGTCAGTCTAATCTGCTATCTGAAATAATTAAAATACAGTATCAAACCGATTGTGGTGAAATTATATATATTGACGATGAGTTATCTTCTACAGAAATGTCTGACATATATAAGGCTAGTAAAGTTTTAGTACACCCATACAGAGCTGAGGGTTTTGGTATGCATATACAAGAAGCCATGGCTTGTGGCTGTGTACCTATTATATCTGCTGAAGGTCCTACAGAAGACTTTATACCTAAAGATAAAGGTTTTAGAATTCCTGTAGCTAATGTACCAGTTAACATTGAAGATAATCACCTATTTGCTCTTAAACCTGGTGATGCTACTACTATGATGAGTACGCATACGTTTATAAAAGAACCAAACCCAGAATATTTACTAAAAGCTATGAAATATATATATCATAGCCATGATAGAGAAACTATTTTAGTAAAAGCTAGATTTACAGAAACACGTAATACGTGGGAAGCTGTAGCAAAACAATACTTAGATATATTTACATCTATAGCTAGTAGAACAGCTAATAGATTAAAATAATGAATATAGACTTTGGAACCGCTTTTCATAAATATAATGGAAATGCTGTTAAAGTAACTCTAAACGAGTTTAGAGATATTACTTATTTACATATTAGAGAATATGCAATGGATGGGGATACCGGTCAATGGTACCCCACTAAAACAGGATTTTCTTTTCAAGCTGATGAAGTAACATCACTAATACCATTGTTAGAATCAGCTGCTGAAGCCGTAGCTCAGAGATATGTTTGGAGCACGCAACTAGAATTAGAATTGGAGTAACAATGAGTATAAAAACATGGAGTAGTGAGCAAGAACTAGAATTAGTTACCTTATATACAACAGAGCAGATAAAAGACGTGCACCAGCTTGCAGAACATTTTGAAAAAGGATATAGAAGTGTAATAAGTAAGCTAGTACAACTTAAAGTATATGAAAAACCACAACTTGAAGAAGAAGTTAAAGCGCAGACTGTTAAAACTATGCTTAGAGAGTTAGAAAGTATGCTTAGTATAGATATAGACGGTACTAATCTTAATAAAAAAGAAAACTTAACAAAACTTGTAGAAGCACTTAGGAAAAAACTAAATGGATATAACACTTGATCTTGAACCGTTTACACAAGAAAGCTATGAAGATGGTATTAAGCGTATGGATAAAGAAGCTAACAATAAAATAACTTCTGATGGCAAAGCTACTGCATACTACGATTTTCCTATAGGAGCTAGTACTTTAAATGATATTATAGAATTTAAAGATATGAACTTTGCTAGAGGTAACATTTTTAAAGCTGCTTATCGTTTAGGCGAAAAAGATGGAATTGATGATGAGTATGATTTAAATAAAATTATTTACTATGCCGAACGTATGCTAAACGTAATTAAGAATAAGAAACAACAATCATAGTACAAGAAGTTATTTCATACTTGTATAACGGTTATTTATCCTGTAATATGAATTATCAATACGAGGTATGAGACATGACATACGAAGAACTTAAAGCTTTAGTAATCAAACATTGCCATCTTTACTATAATCTATCTACACCAGAAATATCTGATGTAGAGTTTGATAAACTATATGACGATCTAGAAGCTGTAGAAAAAACACAGGGATGGGTAGCTTATGACTCACCGACTGCAAAAGTAGGCGGTGCAGCAGGTAAGGTTACTCACCCTGTAAAATTATATTCACTACGTAAGGTATATGATTCTGCTGAAGTAGATGATTTCTATGATGTAGAAACTCCTAAAATTGATGGAGCTAACCTTACTCTCGTATATAAACGAGGTAAACTATCTATTGCTCTTACTCGTGGTAACGGTGAAATGGGTGATAATATCATTCACCTAGCTAATGGTATAACAAATATTCCTCAACGTATTCAGACTGATTATGATCAGGTAGTTATTAACGGTGAGTGTGTTACTGATAATACTGTAGAAAACTTTCGCAATTATGTTAGCGGTGCTCTAGGGTTAAAATCTATAACAGAGTTTAGCGAACGCAATATCAAGTTTATTGCCCATGATATGCTAGGTATTGCTATGAACTATACTACTCGTATGACCATTGCTCAGAATATGGGCTTTACAACTGTATTAGATAAAAATGCTAATAGTTATCCTCGTGATGGTGTGGTGTTCCGAGTTAATGACTACAAAAAAGCTATGCAAATGGGGTATACTTCAAAATATCCTAGATTTGCAGTTGCTCTAAAGCCACGAGAATTAAATACTGTACGCACAACTTTACAAGATGTTATATGGGTAATTGGTCGTACTGGTACGGTTAATCCTACCGGTATTGTAACTCCAGTAGTTATTGAAGATGCTACTATTTCTCGTGTTACACTGCACAATATTGGTATTATTGAAGATCATGATCTAGGGCTAGGTGATACGATTGAGATCGAACGAGCTGGTGGTGTTATCCCAAAGTTTCTTCGTGTAGTTGAGCACTCAGCACATGGTATTAAGATTACAGAAAAACACGCTGAAGCTGGGGTAGGTACCAAAGTTATGCGAGATGGTCCTAGACTCTTGGTATCAGATAAGGCTATAGTTAATACATCAAAAGTGATGGAACACTTTGTAAAGACTATGGAAATTAAAGGTTTAGGCCCTGCTAATATTGAGAAGATGGATATTACACACCCATCAGAGATATATGAAGAAGATCAATGGGATAAACTAGGGGCCGTAGGCGCTAAGATTGAAGAAGAGATTCTAAAATCAAAAGTTAAACCTTACGAAACTGTACTAGCTGCTCTAGGAATACCTGGGGTTGGCAAATCTACCGCTAAACTTATTGTACAAAAGATTCCTACTTTCCGTAACCTAAAAGATATTCAATATGTGGATATTAAAGGTATAGGTCCAGCTACTATTGATTCTATTCTAACGTGGTTAGAAGAGAATGAGGAATGGGTACAGCAGCTACCCTTACAACTAGAACAGAGTATTTCTGTTTCAGAGCTGATTTCTACTAATATACGTAAAGTCTGTATTACCGGTAAAATGGATATGACTCGTAATGATTTAGCTGATATTCTAGAAAAACTAGGATATAAGATAACTTCTACCGTCACAAAAGATTGCTATGCTCTAATTACTGGAGGAGATACTACTTCTTCTAAGTATCTAAAAGCAAAACAACTTGGTATCACAATCGTAGATTACTGGTCAAGCAAAAAAGATGTATTAGCTGGTACTTTTTAAAAGATTTAAGAGCTACCAATCAAGCAAGATACGTGAATTTGAGCTTGCTTATGATTAAAACTTTATATATTGTATAAAGACAGACAAGAGAAAACTCTTGTAAACATTTAACAAACTCTAACAACTGATCGAAAGGATCATTAACAAATGGCAAAATTTGAATATACAGAAGAAATGGTAGCACGTCTACAGGAAGTAGCTAAAGTAGCTATCACCGAGGAATCAATCGAGGCTCTAATGACAGAGTTCGACTTTCCACGTCGCTCCGTAACTGCTAAACTACGCAAACTAGGTTTTGACGTTCCTAAGAAGCCAGGCGCTGCGCCAATCTTCTCAGCAGACGAAACTGAAGCTCTAGCAGAATTCCTAGAAGATAACTCTGGCGAACATACCGCTGAAGAAATCGCTGCTCACTTCTCTGAAGCTTGGGGTCGTGAAGTTACTGCTCGTCAAATCAATGGAAAAGCTCTTTCCATGGAAAAGACTGGCGACATTAAGCCTGCTGAAAAGAAAGTTACTCCACGTACTTACTCAGAAGCAGATGAAGCTACTATTGCTAAGCTAGTAGGCGAAGGTAAGTTCCTAGAAGATATCGCTGCTGCTATCGGTCGTGAAGTCAACTCCATTCGTGGTAAGCTTCTATCAATGGGCCTAAAAGCTGTTCAGCGTGATAAGAAATCTACCAAGTCTGATCCATATGAAGGCATTGAAGATATGCTAGATAAATCAGTCGAAGAAATTGCAAATGCGTTTGATAAGACTGTTCGTGGAGTTAAGACTGTTCTTACTCGTCGTGGTCTAAGCTGTTCTGACTACACTCCAAAAGCTGCTGCTGAGTAATCAGTATCTGCTATAAGCAAATACTAGGGATGGTGGCAACACCATCCCTTTTTTATTGGAAGGACGACATGAATAAAACTTTTGTTTTAGAGAACTTATCTAATGAATCTTTAGATGCAATACTAAGTTTACCTATAGATAGAAAAGCTAGTTATTTTACTGGTATGATTAAATCTTTCTATCCTAAAGTAGAAGAAGATAGCCCAGAGTTTGATGATTTACTAGCTTCATATGCTAGTAGCTTTTACGTAGAAAAAATATATAGAAGTAACAGGTTCTTTAATGAAAAGTTTACCCCTATTTATACGTCAACTGGCTTAATACGAAACATAATAGCTGATATATATTATACAGACGATGACCTCATAACTCATTAAAATTTAAATTGCATGGTCGTCATTTTGTTGCTATATTTAAATATAAATTATGGATAAATCATGGCCAAAGCACCTACAGTAGAAATTCCAGAAGCAAAGATCCGCCAAGTAATATGGATGCTTAAAACAGGTAAAACAAAGAAAGCCTGCTGTGAGCATCTTAATATGGCTTACAACACTAAAAAACTTGACACAATTATTGAAGATTTTCATAAGCGTCTTGAACGCGAGGCTGAACTTAAAAAAGCAGCAAAAACAAAGATCTTTACCCAAAAAGAAAAAGAAGCTATTGCTAAGCAGTACTTAGCAGGAGAAGCGCAATCAGTATTAGCTGAACAGTATTTCATCTCTCCTCAGCGCATTAAAAACATTTTGCTAGAAATGAATACTCCTATTAGAGGTAGGGGTAAGAACTCAGAAGCAAAAGTAGACCATATTGTACAAGATTTAGAAACTAAATTCAAAGCAGGGGATAAAGTATTCCTTGCTAAGTATAATTGTTTTGCAATTATACACACAGTATTTGATGAAGAATATATTGAGTTACTAGAAAATGGCAGACAAAGGTATGTAGAAACGTGGCCTTTTAAACCTAACCCTAAAACAGGTATGTCAGGAAAATTCTACGAACCTGCTGAAGGAGTACATTATGAAATCTATTGGACACTAGCTAACGGCGATGAAATGAAGCTCTCTGCTGTTAAACAGCAACGAGCACGAATTATGAAGACTATCGAAGAAACGGGAAGAGAATATTACTCAGTTTGGCGAGCAGATACTGATAACTGCTTCTACTACGCTTTCAGAGATGAACTTTACCCAGTAAAGGCGGGATAATGGCAATTGATCTACAAAAACTAGCTCTGCGTCGTCTACTAGACACGCAGAGTAATGACCTATACTCTAAGTTACTAAATCAATACTTTACAGGTATTAATGGTATCTTATTTGATAAAATTAAATCTTTCTATAAAGCTAATACTCGTTTACCAAATATGGACGAGATCGTATCTCTACGTAAGGATGTTGGACTACAAGAATATCTAGAAAATCAAATCTGCTCAGATGATAATCTGTGTGAACCTCTACAAGACGAGTTTCTAGTATCGCAATTACAAGACTACTATATCCGTGAACAAACTATTGCGTTTATGGATAAACTTATTGACAATCTTGAAGATCTAGAAAAAGTCGAGATTATTGATAAGTTTCAAAATCATCTACTAGAGCTAAACCAAGCTATACCGCACGACGATGAGCTATACGATGTAGCAGAGATTGAGTTTTTTCCTAGCGAAGAAGACTTTCATATTTTTCCGTCAGGTATCTCGCATGAGTATGATTCTGTGAATGGCGGATTTGCCACACAAGAACTTGTTTTGCTAGGCGGTCGTCGTGGTTCTGGTAAGTCTATTATCTCTCTTAACTTAGCACTAAACCGATTTCTACAAGGAAATACGGTGTCTTTCTTTACTATTGAAATGAGATATAAAGAAGTATATGATCGACTTCTTTCTATTATATCAGGAGTACCATTTCTAGATATTTTTAGAAACCAGCTTACAAACGATCAAAAAATTCGTATGGCTGAAGCTAAGTTTGATGTGTTTTATAAGCCATCAGATAAAGCTACTAATATGCTATCTGAACTTAGAAAGACCAAAGACTTTAAACTATTTGATAAGCGACTAAAGATTGATAAACCCGAACTCAAAGATCATAGACTATTTATGATTGATGACGAAGGTCTTACACTCAATCGTATTGATCACTACTGTAATATGTTTTCCTCTAAATATCCTAGATTTAACATGGCTGTAGTAGACTATGTAAATATTATTAAGCATGATGATCAGAAAGACTGGAAAACTCAGATTATCATTGCCGATCAACTTAAATCTCTATCTCGTAAGTATGACGTAACTATGTTATCTCCTTATCAGATTGATGCTTCAGGTGAAGCTCGTTTTGCTAAGGGTATTCTAGACAGTGCTGATAGAAGTTTTAACTTCTTTCCACCAGCCGAATCAGAAGATCGCAGTTTAGAAAGCAAGATTACAGTACATACTACAAAAATCCGTAACGGCAAGCACATGAGTTTTGACGTTATGATGGAGTGGGAATGTGTACGAGTAAATCCAAACGTATCTAGTGTTCTTAATGAACGACCACACAATGCTGCAAAATTTGGCTCAGATAACGAAAAGCAAGGTCCAAAGGATATTTAAATGGAATTATCAGAACTACTAGATAAGCGCGGAGTTCCGTATAAGAAAACTAATAACCCTTATGAAATTCTTATTACGTGTACTAGTGGTACACATGATGATAAAAATGCTAGCTTGTCTTTTAATCTTGAGAAAGGTATTTTTAACTGCTGGAGTTGTGGCTATAGTGGCGGTATCAATAAGTTTCTACAATCAATTGGAGAAACTCAACCACTAGATGTTGATAGTAAGCAACCTTATAAGATTAAGAAGCTGAAAGAAAAGCTTAGAACTAAAATAGAACGGGATGATATTAAGCTACCAGATGATCGCAGACTATTTATGGAAGAGTTTAGAGGTATAGAAGCAAACGTATTTCGTGAGTTTCAAGCTTTTACAACTAATGAAATGGGTTTAACAGACTATGTTTGTATACCCGTATATCAACATGGTAAGTTAAAATTTATAGAAGGTCGATTGAATAGGTATCTAGAGAATCAACCTAAGTACAATAGACGGCCAGCTAAAGCAATGGTATCTGACTGCCTATTTCCATTAGATAAGCTAAAGAGTACTAACTATGTAATTCTTGTAGAAGGTATCTTTGATGCTATTAATATGTGGAAACTTGGATATACAAATACTCTGTGCATATTTGGTACTACAAACTTTAGTAAAAAGAAGCTTGATATACTAGATAATCTTGGAGTAACTAGAGTTGATATTATGATGGATTCTGATATACCTGGTCAAAAGGCAGCAGATAAAATAGCTGATATGTTGGACTCTCGTAATATTTATGCTAGAATAATAAAACTACCACCAGGAATTGACCCAGGCGAGTTAACCAAAGACCAAGCAGAAAGAGTATTACGATGAATGATGTATGTTTTGTATTTGCTAGCACTATTGAACGTGAAGCAAATAAAACTATTGATAAATACCTAAAAGGTATTGGCTATGATGTGAAGTTTCTTTCTTCTTCTCCAAAAGAAAAAATCCTTAAGAAAGACGTAGATCTTGACCTTGCCGAGCTATCTGGTTATAAGATTGTATGTCCTATTGGCGCAGACTCTCTAAAGTATGTAGCTGGTATGACTGGTATTCAAAAATATAACGGTATTTATGTTGAGCATAAGTATCTACCTATTATGCACCCTAACATTACCATTATCAAGCCTCAGCTTGATGATGATATTAAACGTGCGTTTTCGCAGATACCAAAAATATTAAGCGGTGATAGTGCTGGTGTACAGAACGAAAAAGACTATTGCTTTGTAGAGACTGAAGAACAGTTTCAAAAGTATCGTCAACAGTTAGAAGATGCTACAGAGCTAGTAGCAGATATCGAGACCACAAGTGTATCACCCTTCACAGGTGTTATTCTAGGCGTAGCTGTATCTACTCGCCCACACCAAGGTATATATATCTCTGATGCTATTGTACAAAAGCATAAAGAGTGGTTCCATATTCTATTTAAAATGCGTAAGATTATATTTCATAACGCAAAGTTTGATATTGGGTTTATGGTTCATCACTACGGGTTTCAATTTCCTGACTATGAAGATACCATGCTTCTTCACTACTGCCTAGAAGAATCTGTGGGTACACACGGTCTAAAACCTCTTGCTATGCGCTTTACTGATCTAGGTGACTATGAGCGTGATCTAGATGATTATAAAAAGACATGGGCTCGCCAGAATAAGGTAAAGCTTGAGGACTTTAATTATGGTATGTTACCTAGCGATATTCTAGCTCCTTACGCTTGTAAAGATGGTGATGCTACTTTCCAGCTTTATCGCAAGTTTAAACCGCTTGTTGAGAAAAGCCCAGAGTTCAGCAAACTATATAGCAGTATACTTATTCCGGCAACTTATGCGCTGCGTAAGCTAGAAAAGAATGGCGGTCCTATTGACCGAGCGCAGGTAGAATTTCTAGCTGAGCAGTACCAGATCGACGTAGAAGAATGCCTTGCAGAGATCACTCTGTCTGAGGCTGTTCAGCGTTTTGAACGTATTCATGGTAAGATATTCAATCCTAACTCAACTGCACAGTTGAGAGAGTTGCTTTTCAACATCCTAAATATCCGCCCAACTAAGAAAACCGAGACAGGTGCTTGGTCTGTTGACAAAGAAGTTCTTAAAGAGATCCAGCACCCAGTAGCAGAAGCTATTCTTGATCTTCGTGAGAAGTCTAAGATGGCTGGTACTTATATTAGTAATATCCGTAACGGGATTGACTATGACGATCGTCTACGCAGCGGTTTCAACATTCACGGTACAACCTCTGGTCGTCTATCTTCAAGTGGTACTCTGAACTATCAAAATATTCCACGTGATAATAAAGATATTAAGAAGCTATTTAAAGCTCGTCCTGGGTATAAGATTGTACAGTGCGACCTTGGTACTGCTGAGGTTTATTATGCTGCTGTTCTAAGTGATGATAAGTTTCTACAGCAGGCGTTCATTGATAAACTAGACTTCCACTCATATGTCGCAAAACAGATGTTTAATCTACCATGTGAAGTACATGAAGTTAAAACACTATATAAAAACGAACGTCAGTGGGCAAAAGCTATCACCTTCGGTATTATGTATCAAGCTGGTCCAGCTAAAATTGCAGAAACTGTTAATAAAGACGCTAAAGAAGGTGATGAGATTAGCGTAGCACAAGCTAAACAGTTTATCTCTAAGTACTTTAACGAAGCTAAAGCACTAAAGAAGTTTATTGATGGGTCTAACCGTCAGATTGAAGATTATGCGTATATCTATGCGTTCTTTGGTCGTAAGCGTCGCCTGCCAGAAGCTAAAGCTCCTAATGCTGGTGTAGCTAAACACGCTATTCGTTCAGGTGTTAACTTTTTAGTTCAGTCAGTAGCTTCTGATATTAACGTACTTGGTCTAATTGACCTAATTGCTTGGGTAGAAGGTAGTGGATATGATGACTTTATCAAGCCGTTTACCGTTGTACACGACTCAATCGTATCAGAAGTGCGTGAAGATCTTGTTCCTCTGTATATTGAAAATGCTCGTCGCTGTATTCAAACAGATCGTGGACTATCTATTCCTGGCTGCCCGATCAAAGTTGACTTTGATATTGGTCCTAGCTGGGGTGAACTAGAAGATGAAAAAGACTACTTTAGCCAAGTTTAAAGATATAGCTTTTCCACTATTTGCTATTAAAAATAAACCTTATAAGATTATTTATGATCTAACTAAAATAAGTTGTATTATGAAACCAGATGGTCATTTACAGCTTATAGACGATAAAAGTCTAGCAGGAGACTATTTTGCTAGGCTTATACAGCTTAAAACTAGACTTACTTTTGACTACACTTGTAGAAATTTACAAGATCTTATATATACAGGAGCATCATGGGGTATAGATAGTAAAGCTATACCCCATGATTTTTCTAAGCTAACAGCTTGTATAGTAGAGAAGCGACAAGTAACCAAGATACATGGAAACCTATTTTGGTTAAGAAATATTTCATACCCATTTGAAATACCTACGCAGGAAAGTATTAGACTAGAAGACACTATCTATGCTACAATGGTTTTTGTAAATCAGGAGTGGTTTCTAAAAGAGTTTTCATATGATTCTAAACTAGAGAGACCTTACATATATGTATGATAAAAGCAAAAGTAAAACACATTAGTATAAGCGATAAGATATATTTTAAAAAGGAGGACGTGGAAGACCATGACCACCTACTATCTCTATTTACGTATGATAATGTAGATGAGTTCTTATCTACTATAGACGAAAACGATACTCACTACTCAGTACCTTCTAATGCTTATTATAAACTAGAATGGGAGACTATAGATGATCAACGTAACTTTAAAGTTCTTGATTATCAGCTTGAGTTTAAAGGTAAATTACGATATGAACAGCAAGAAGCTGTAGATAAATTTTTTACTAAAGGTCGTGCTAGAAGTGGACTTCTTCAGGCTAAGCCTGGATGGGGTAAAACCTTTGCGTCTTGTAACTTAATAGCTAGAAATAATACTCGCACACTTATACTAGTTCATACTAAGCTATTATTTGAACAATGGCTTAAAGAGATAGCTATACAAATACCAAACGTAACTATTGGAAAAATAGGTGATGGTAACTTTGCCATAGGAGATGTTACTGTTGCTATATACAAAACAGCACATAATAATCTAGATAAGCTGAGAGATGAGTTTAGTACTCTAATAGTTGATGAAGCTCATAAATGTCCAGCAGATATGTTTTCTCATGTAGTTAATAATATAAATGCTAAAGTTAAAATAGCAATTACTGCTACTCCAAGACGTAAAGACGGTAAGCACGTATACTTAATGGATTTCTTTTCACAATTTAGAATAGCAGCAGAAGATCTTAGAGATATGGCTATACCAGCTGTTACAGTAGTTAAAACAGATTTTAAGTTTGCAATCATTGATCCTAAACGTGATTGGGCTAGAGCTATGAATAAACTATGTTCAGATGATCTATATATAAATCTTATAGCAGAAAAAGCTATTAGTTATATTAAGCAGGGTAGATGTCCTCTTATTATAGGTGATAGGGTAGATATGCTCAAGAAGCTACAAAAGCTTATACCAAATAGTATATGTGTAATAGGTGAATCTTCTACAGAAATCAGAGAAGATGCATTAGAAGGCTTAGGCACAACGTATAAAGCTATTCTAACTACTAAGTTATTTGATGAGGGTATTAGTTGTCATAGGTTAGACACTCTATTCTTTACCTGCCCAAGTAATAATAATGTACAATGGGAACAACGTATAGGTCGTATAGAGCGTTTACACCCAGATAAGCAGTTTCCGCTAATAGTAGACTTTTGGCTATCAGGCGGTATTGTATCAAGGCAGCAAACTGGTAGATTAGCGTGGTACCAACAACGTGGCTATAAGCTTATTTAATTGGGACGAGCTGCGTCTTAGAAGCAATAACGATCTTACCGCCATTTTATGTTTGACGTATGGTCAGACTAACGTATATAATGAATTATCAGCTAAAACAATGATGAACAGGTTAGCAATTCACCATATTCCTCCTCATTTATTTCATAGAAAATATTTCACACAGTATAAAAACTTACTAGTGTGCAACTACATAACTAAAGAACCTCAAAGTTATTTCAAAAATGCGTCATTCTTATTTTTGAACGCACCAGTTAGAGATAAAGTAGTTTATATAAAGGCGCTTTCGATGCGTAGGTTATCTAACTCAGATAACTTTATACCGCTCAAGTACTTTCCCAATATAACTCCTAGCTATTTTGTTAATATACTTGATGATAAAATAATATTTCCACTAGAGTCCTCGGTATCGAGGAATAACACCACTAAGAACTAACGTTCAATTAAGGAGACTAAAACATGGTAGCTTGGGAAAAAGCAAAAGGCAAACAAACTTCTGGTAATCAGCAGAAGCGAGAGATTGAGCGTGTAACGCTAGGACTAGGCGATACAAAAGTTCGACTAGTCGGAGACGTTATGCCTCGTTATTGCTACTGGGTAGTAACTAAAGACGGCAAGAAAATGCCTGTAGAGTGCCTGCAGTTTGAACGTGAAACAGAAAGCTTTAATTCTTCTGTTCGCGACCCATTCAAAGAAATTGATCCTGACGTATATGCAGAAAAACCTCAGTTTGCTTATGTATGTAATGTACTAGATCGAAAAGATAATAAAGTAAAACTACTAGACCTACGCTCTACTATCTATGCACAGATTGTAGATTACGCAACTAATCCTGAATATGGTTCACCCGCAGATTCTGAAACAGGTTATGACCTAACTTTGAAGAAAGAAAAGACTGGGCCACTCCCACAAAACGTAAAATATACAGTTATCCCCGCTCGTAGTAGCAAAGCTCTATCAGAGGAAGAGCGTTCTGTAGAACTATATGATCTATCAAAAATCTTTAAGCGTCAAACTTATGATGAGCAGAAACAGTGGCTATTAGAAAATACCACTCTATTTGCTGGTGCAGTAAGTGATGAGTTTAAAGCAAGCGAAGGGGTTGATGATCTAGCATGAAAAAGCCACTATCAACTATTAAACCATCAGGTGTAGGTACTAATGCTAATAGTGAGCCGGTACAGGGTAAAAGTTTTGGTGCTTTTAAGTCAGTAGGCGAAGGTAAAGCTATAATTGACTTAGATATGCTTAGAAAACATAATGTGTTCTTTGCTACGCCATGCTATGGCGGTATGCTGACAGATCAGTACTTTTTAAGTATGTTTAAAATGTCGCAAGTATTTATGCAACATGGGATTAACTTTAGAATTACTACTCTTCGTAATGAGAGCTTAATTACTAGAGCAAGAAATATACTTACTGCTATGTTTCTAGATAGCGACTGCACACATCTTATGTTTATTGACTCAGATATTGAGTTCCAACCAGAAGATATGCTTCGAGCTCTAGCTTATGATAAACCTATTATGGCAGGAGCTTATCCTAAAAAAGCTCTACCAATTCAGTATGCTATTAACTTTAAGTTTGTAGATCCTGAGACTAGACAAATTCGTGTAGAAAACGGAGCAGTAGAGGTTCTAGATGCTTCTACAGGTTTCTTCCTAATCAAGCGAGAAACAATTGAAAAAATGGTTAAAGCTCACCCTGAGCTTCACTATAGGAATGATTCTAATATTGATCCTAAACTTAATAAGCATTGTTATGCCCTATTTGATACTATCTTAGATCCAGATGATAATCGGTACTTATCAGAAGACTATACTTTCTGCCGTCGTTGGCAAAAACTTGGTGGAGAGATTTGGTTAGATCCTAATACTAAACTTAACCATGTGGGTAGTTATACTTTTGAAGGTGACGTAAGTCAGCTAATCAACGCTAGATAAAATAACAAGGGGCGGAAGGAATTAACCTTACCGCCCCTTATGAAACTCCGTTTCATGCAATAGGCAAAATACGCCCACTAATCAAAAGCAACTACGTTGCGGCACTGCTGAGCTAATACACACTGATCAACTTCGTTGTAGCGTTATCGAAAAGCTGTGCTCTACTGTGCGTCCGTGTTCGCTAGCTGGTATTCACTGTACCCAGTAATAATAGCACGGAAAATAATAGGAGTCCAAACAAATGATCAGAATTTTAAGTTCTGCAGACTGGCACGTTAATCTTCATCGTAAAAAGATACCCTATCTCTGGCAACTAAATCGCTTTCAACAAATGTTTGCACAGTTTTGCGCTCTGGAACAAAGGTGTGATGTTCATGTTATTGCAGGAGACTTATTCGATAAAGAACCAGATGCAGATGAAATCTGTCTTGTTCTTTCTTATCTTAATACTGTGCAAATTCCAACACTAATTATTCCAGGCAATCATGAAGCTACTACCAAAGGCCGTACATTTTGGGAGCATTTTAAGCTCGAAAATACTATCAATAATCCAAATGTGCATATCTATACTGAGAACGCAAATACAGTCCATGCTGGACAGCGATTCTGCCTTTTTCCTTATGGCAGCGTGCAGACAAATAAGCTACCAGACTATTATGAAGATGCAATACTGGTTACTCATATTCGAGGTGAGGTTCCTCCACACATTACTGCCGAGTATGACTTTGAAAAGATACGTCCTTGGAAGCTTACCTTACTTGGCGATTTACACTTTCGTCATCGTTATAATGACTATAACTGTTACTACCCTGGCTCTCCGTTAAACACCACATTTGATCGTGATGATAAAAGAAATTATGGAGTAGATATTATAACACTTCGTTCTATTGACGACTATAACGTAGACTTCTACAACCTAAACCTTCCTAAGCTGATACGTCGTACAGTGCCTGTGGGTACAAAAATGATTGCTGACAGCTACCATCATACTGTATATGAAGTGACTGGGACCATTGATGAACTAGCAAAGGTAGAACGATCTGATCTGCTAGATAAAAAGATGGTGGACAAGCCAAAAGGAGATTCAGTGCTTGATCTAAAAGACAAGACTGTGATTGAGGAACTAGAGATATATCTTAATTATATTAAAGTAGCAGAAACTGAAGTTGTGTTATCAGAGTATAGAAAGCTAGGAGTACGATGAGCCATATTCAATTACAAAAGCTGCATATGTCTAATATGTTTAGTTATGGTAAGAACAATGAAATTGCTCTTGATCGTAATCGCATAACACAGCTTACTGCTATAAACGGATCTGGTAAAAGCTCTATAGCACTTATCCTACAAGAACTGCTATATAATAAGAATATTAAGGGCATTAAAAAGGGTGACATTCTTAATCGCTATATAGATGATAAGAACTGGAATGGAACTTTAGACTTCTTAGTTAACGATAGATCTTATAGAGTATCTGTTAATCGGACTGGTGCTAGTACCAAAGTACAACTACTAGAAGATAGCGTAGATATTTCTGAACATAAAGTTCTAGATACCTATAAAAAGATACAAGACATTCTAGGATTAGACTTTGAGATATTTACTCAAATCACCTATCAGTCTTCTACAGATCTATTAGATTTTCTCAAAGCTACAGATACTAATCGTAAGAAGTTTCTTATAAACCTGTTCAACCTTGAGAAGTATATTACCATTGGTGAGCTGATCAAGGCTACTGCAAGTACTGTAGACAGAGATATAGTAAAGCTGCAAGGCGAGCTAAAATCTATTGAAGACTTTTTAAACTCTACTAGCATACCAGAGTATATTTTTGAAAAGCCAGTTTATAATCTAGATACATCACTTGCAGTTCGTATATCTGAAATTGATAAAGAACTAGATAATGTTAACGATACTTGCAAACGTATTGATAAAAACAATATGTATATTCAAGAACGTAATGGTATTAAGTTTGATCTAGGTATTACACAGCCTGAACCTTTTGAGTTTATGGATCAATACCAAACACTGAAGTTAGACTTAGTTATGGTAAAGAATGAAATTGCTCGTCTTACGCGTGAGAAATCAGCAGTTAAGATAAATGATAAGTGTGCTACTTGTGGACAAACTATTGACAACTCGCATCTAGTTAAAATTCAAGCTGACTTACAAGAACAGATAGATAGTAATACTATTATATACGATGGTGGGCTAGCTAAAGCTCGTGAGTGGAGTGTAGAGCTAGAACGTGTGCAAGCAGCTAGCAAAGCATATAAACTAAATCAAGAAGCAGTAAATCGTTTTGAGCAGCTCACACAGCTTATAGATAACTCTATACCAACCAACTACCCCGATCAAAAAGCTCTAGTAGATGAGCGTAAAACTCTACGAACAAAGCTAGAAGAACAAACTCAAACGCTTAAAGAGATTACTGATTTCAATAAACGAGTAAGCGCTCATAATGCAAAAGTAGATGCACTAAAAGAGCAAAAATCTGATTTTACAATTAGACAGACTGCTATAAAAGCAGATATACTTGATAAGTCGACACAATCTAATGCGTTGAGTATTCTTAAAAAAGCATTCAGTACATCAGGTATTGTAGCTTTTAAACTAGAAAATCTTACTAAAGAGCTTGAAACTACTATCAACTATTACCTATCGGTACTTAGCGATGGTCAGTTTCAAATAGAGTTTTCACTAGACAAGGAAAAACTTAATATCAATGTTATTAATAATGGTATTAGTGCTCCTATAGAAACAATGTCTGGTGGGGAATTTAGTAGGATTCAAACAGCAATTCTTCTTGCTATCAGACATCTGCTCTCCAAACTTGGTGGTAGCAGTATAAACTTATTATTCCTAGATGAGATCACAGGAGTACTAGATGATGAAGGCAAAGAAAAACTAATAGAAGTGTTACAAAGAGAAGAAGAACTTAATGTGTTTCTAATCTCTCATGATTTTACTCATCCGCTGATAGATAAAGTGTCAATTATAAAAGAAAATAACGTAAGCTCTATCCAAGGCTGAGGCCAAGGGTAGAGATTTTTATGCGTAAAAGGAGAACTAAATGCTAACTATTGGAAAAAAACCGATACAATTTCAATTTAAGAAAGACTATCGTGAAAAACTACTAAACACTAAAATTGAGTGGGGCTATGGCGGTCTATCTGCTTTTACCTATTATCGTACATACTCACGTAAGAAACCAAATGGTACTTTAGAAACTTGGCAAGAATGTGTACTTCGTGTTATTGAGGGTATGTTTTCGATACTAAAAACACACGCTATTACTTCTGAACATACTTGGAATGAAAAACGCGCTCATAAACTGGCTGAAGAGGCAGCAGAGCGTCTACTAGCTTTCAAGTGGACTCCTCCAGGTCGTGGTTTGTGGATGATGGGTACTCCTTTTGTATATGAAAAAGGCGGCGCTTGCTTAAATAACTGCGGATTTGTATCAACTGAGAATATTGATGCAGAAATGTCTAAGCCGTTCGCGTTCCTTATGGATATGAGCATGGTTGGAGTTGGTATAGGGTTCGATACTAAAGGAGCTGGTAAAGTAGCGTCTTATGTACCAGAGGGTGTTCCAGAAGTAATTACTGTAGAAGATTCTCGTGAAGGCTGGGTAGAACTAATTTCTTGCTTGATTGATTCATATCTAGAAGAAGGCTCTACACCTGTAGCACCAGACGTTAGTTTAGTACGTGCTTATGGAGAACCTATTCATGGATTTGGTGGTGTAGCTTCAGGTCCTGAACCCCTAGTACAAGGCTTCTACGGTATCAGAGATATTCTAGATAAACGTGCTCGTAGCGAAAATCCACTATTAACTAGCGTAGATATTACTGATGTTATGAACATTATAGGTAAGATAGTGGTAGCTGGTAATGTGCGTCGTACAGCAGAAATTGCTTTTGGAGAACCAGAAGATGAAGAGTTTGCTAATATGAAGAACTGGGAACAGTTTGGAGTAGAAACAGGCTCTCTAGCACCACAAGAACTAGAACTTGTCAATCCAGAAGACTATGCTCTATACAATTCTAATTGGGATGCCCGTGCTTCAATAGCTCGTAAGTATACTGAAGAAGACTGGGCTTATAAGTTTGGTGGGTGGCGTTGGGCTTCTAACAACTCTATTTTTGCTCGTGTAGGTATGGACTATACAGAAGTAGCTAGAAAAATAGCTACAAACGGTGAACCAGGGTTAGCATGGTTAGAAAACATGCAAGCATTTAGCCGTATGAAAGACCCAGCAGATTATAAAGACTATCGTGTTCGTGGTGGTAATCCTTGCTTAGAACAATCTCTAGAACCATACGAACTGTGCTGTTTAGTAGAGTCATTCCCTTCAAAGCATAGTGATTATTGGGACTATCAGCGTACTTTAAAGTTTGCTTATCTATATGCTAAGACTGTTACTCTTGTTCCTACTCACTGGACTGAGACTAATGATGTTATTAAACGTAATCGTCGTATTGGTACCTCACAGAGCGGTATTCAAGAAGCTATGCTTAAGTTTGGTCGTAAGAAGTATCTTGAAGAGTTCTGTGATCAAGCCTATAACTATATTACATACCTAGATAAAAAGTATAGTGAGTGGCTAGGTATTCCACTATCTGTAAAGAAAACTAGTGTTAAGCCTAGCGGAACTGTTTCCCTAGTAGCAGGCGCGTTACCTGGTATACATTATGCAGAATCAGAAAGTTACTATAGACTAATTCGTGTAGCTAACACTTCTAATCTACTACCTATCCTACGTGCTGCTAATTATCGTATTGAAGATTCTATTACCGATCCTCTTAAAACTAAAGTAGTATACTTTCCTGTAACACACCCTGTAGGAACTATCAGTAAGAAAGATGTATCTATGTGGGAACAGTTTGCTAATGCTGCCGATTTGCAAGAGTATTTTGCAGATAATCAAGTTTCTATAACTATTACATTCAATAAAAGTGAAGAATCACAAATAGCTAGAGCATTAAGTTGTTTTGACAGAAAGCTAAAAGGAGTAAGTCTACTACCTATATCAGAGCATGGATATGCTCAAGCACCTT